GCCAAATGTGCCTTAAGTTCTGTTGATTGTCCTTCTAAATCCTCAAGGTTTATCTCGTCATCACCGCCATCTTCATGCCTGGAGGAATGGTCTGCCAAGTTATTGAACAGTTCATCAATTGTGCCACCTGTTAAAACACATTCAACCCTTGAGCCTTCGCCATGAAGCTGTGCTGTAGTTCCTTCCAAACCTCTTTTTTCTTCTGTTGTTGTTAACTCATTTGCTCCCTTGTCGATATCCGTCACTTCAAGGATTTCCAAAACCCCTGCATAAAGTGGTGTCTTGTCGTGAATCAATATTATGAATGGTGCTTCATCTGGGAAGTCAGAAGCATCTTCAACCTGAATTGTTGTATCATCTGAACCAAATGAAGAAGAAAGCTCTGTTACCGCAAAATTAGCTGTTTTTAATTTTCGCACCTATATCACCCCTTTTATTCTGGTGCTTCATTATAACCATCAATGGTCAGCTGTAAACTGTCGCCATCTTCCAGGTTAATTTCTGGAAACACACCCCTGATATAAAGTCTGTCTCCTGAAGGTGGTGTTCCTTCTCCTGGCCCGTCAAATAATCCTGCTTCCTTAATTGTGGCAGAACCTTCTGCTGTGATTGTGCCAACCACTCTGTAAGTGTCATTGCTGGTTTCCGTGGTGGTTATGCTGCTTGAACCTTCCACCCTACTTTCGTTCCTTGGTGACTGGAGTGCTTCGTTGCCATCTGCCAAGCCTGCATCACTTTCACCCCAGTGAATATATTTTGGTTCATCCCAACCGCTTTCACCTTTTACCCTTCTGGCATCAATTTCTCTGCCCTTTGCTACCTTCTTGGCTGTCGCCATTTTGCAAGCCTCCTTTTAAACCAACTTGATATTTTAAAGTATATATACTTATACCATGGCCCCCTGTAACAAAGAGTACCCAGGTCTATTTCAGTGCCATCCTTTTTGATTATTTTGGCCTTTATGCTTGCTTCCCCTTTGGAGGGAACCTGCACTTTCATTTTATCACCCCTTATTCAAGAATCTCTCTGGAAATGGTAAAGCCTTCAATGGTGTTGGCTCCTTCGTTTGTCAATGTTATCGTGGGTGGTGTCTCCGTATTGCCTTTTACCTCCAACAAAACTGTTCCTGGTGATTCAGTAAGGTATTTCTCTTCCACTTTGGATTCGCCATAAGCATGTGGGTCATAAGCAACCAATTCCAGGTTGAATCTACCATCAAATATAACCCTATCAATGGAAAGACTTCCTGCATACCTGACATAATATGTCTTATCTGGTTCTGCATCAAATATCAAGGAAAGTTCCCTTGGTTTGCCCCAAACATCAAGCAAGTGGTTTGCCAAATCCCTGATATATTCTTCCAATTCCTCCTGGTCGTTGGCATAGACAAAGACACATGGAATGCTTATTGGCCTTGCCTCAAATTCTGCCCCCATGTCATGTGCCCCGTGTCTTCCTGGCACAACAACCGTTCTATCCCTTGTTGGTGGCAGGATTGGATTGCTTTCACCTTCTCTCATTAATATCCCAAGGTCTTCTGCTGTTTTGTCTCCAAGTGTAAAGCCCATCAGTCAATCACCTCTCCTTCACTCCTGGCCTTGTTCTCAGCAATGCCCCAAAGTTCTTTTGCTAAGGCCCGTGCCTGTGCCTCTGAAGTTATAGTGATATTGGCTCCCTCAAACATTTTTTCAAAGTTTATCAACTTGGTTTCATGTCTTGCTTCCTGTCTTCTTTCCGCAACCGCTTCCATGCCTTGGGCCATTGCCATGGCAGGAGAACCAACCTGTGGCCTGTCAAATTCTGGCAAGTCCAACCCACCATATAGCTGCTGTATCTTCTTTACTCCATCTTCAACTTGGTCAACAAGGCTTGGACTGCTCCTGGAAAAAGGATTGATTCTGTTCAGCATGCTTGTAGCAGAGTCAATTGCCCCTCTCAAGGTATCACTTACTGCATTCCTTACCCCTCTGGCAAGGTTGCTGATAACCCTTCTGCCAAGGCTTAACATTCTCTGGGGAAGCCTTTGTATTGTCCTGACAATGGCATCAAAAGCTGCTTGTGCTGCTTGGCCTGCCCTTTGCCTTAAATCGGTTCTCCAGTTTGAAACTGTGTTAACAATTTGTGAAAGTATTTCTCCAAACCTGCTCAAAAGCTCTTGCAATCTGCCAACCGTGTTATCATACACCCACTGCAATGCTCTTCCAAAAACATCTTTTATGGCTTCCCACCGTTCTGAAATGTTATCCCGTATGGTGGTCATAACTTCTGCAAAAAAGTCTCTTATGCCAGTGAAAATATTTTCAACCGTTTCTTCAATATAATTCCAAACGGTTTCACCAATGCTTTGAATATGCTCCCAGGCTTCTTCCCAATCGCCTCTGATAACAGCAAGCACAGCCATAATAACATCTTTCACAATTTCAATTGCTGTTTCTACCGTTAATTTTATCTGCTCCCAAATGGTTTCGGCAACTATTAAAATGGCTTGGCCCCACTCTTCCCAAAAGGCTTGAATGGCAGCAGCAACCGTTTCAATAACTGCCCTTATGGCAGCCATAACCACTTCAATGGTTTCCTGTATTGCTTCCCAGATTTCTGCTCCAACTTCTTGAAGGTGTTCCCAGGTTTCTTGCAAGGCTTCAATGATTTCCTCATTGTTCCCCCAGGCCTCCTGAAAGAATTCAATGAACCTGCCAATGGCATCCTGTATGCCTTCCCAAACTGCCAAGGCTGTTTCCTTTATGGCTTCCCAGGCTCCAATTATAAACTCCCTGAATTCCTCATTGGTGTTCCAAAGGTGTCTTATGCCAAGCACCAAACCTGCCACCGCAGCAACCACCAGGGCAATTGGAGCAAGCAGTGCTGCTTTGGCTGCAACCGTCTTCCACAGTCCAGCATTTAAAACGGTTGTGGCCCTGCTCAATCCCTGCTTGGCAACACTAACCCCTTTAATTGCTGGCCCAACTGCCATCATTGCAGGAGCAAGGTCTCCTGCCACACCAATCAAATCACCGTATCTATACATTAATTCTTCTGCCCTGTGCTGCATTCTCTCCATTGTGGTATAAGTTTCCTCATGTGCTTCTGCATTCCTGTGCAGCACTTCTTCAGAACCTTCAACTGCTCCCGTGTATTCCTTAAACTTTTCTTCTGAAATGCCAAGGGTTTCCAGAGCAGCATTCATGTCTCCATCGGCTTCTCTAAGTGCTGATTGCAGCTCCCTCTGGGCCAATCTGGCATCATAGCCTTCATCTTCCAAGGCTCCCAAGGCTGCTGCCATGTCATTCACGTGTGGTGTATTGTCTCCAAGTTCCCTGCCTGCTCTACCCACAAAATTCTGGAATTCATCCACACTTGCTGTGGTATGCTCTGTAATATAACCAAAAGCATCAAATGCTTCTGAAATGTTATCGGCTGAAATGCCTGCCATTTCCAGGGCAGTGGAACCTTCAGCAATCGCCTGGGCAGATTCCCCTGTTGCATCTCCAACAAAGTCCATCTGCTCGGCAAACTTCCGCATGGATTCTTCGCTTTCCAGCCCTCTTTGTGCCCCGATTTCCATCAGGTCAAGCACATCTTCCAAGGGAAAGGTGACATCGGCAGTATCAATGGCAAGCTCCCGCATTTCATCCCGTGTCTTGCCAAGCCTGTCAGCAAGCCTTGTGGTTTGCTCGGTCAAAGGTGCTTGCTTCCTGGCAGCAACTTCTGCTGCTCCACCTGCAGCACCCATGGCAAGGCCAACTTTGGCCCAATTTTCCTCAAGCCAACCTGCTGCTTGGGAACCTCTTTCGCCAACTCCTTCCATAACGTCACTGGCCTTGTCTGTGGCTTGTATAACAATGTCCATTACTGCCATCTAATCACCCTCCCCTCTTCTGGTCAACTATGCCCTTCAGGTCTTCCTGCTCTTTCTTTCCTTGCTGCTTGTTTTGGGCAAAGTGTTCCGCTGCATAGCTCAAAAACAACTTCTGTTTATAGGTCAATTCCCCTTGTGTTCGTGCCAGAGGATAACCGTGCATTGCCATGTAAAACATGTCCTGGCCTTCACTCGTTTGTGCGAAAGGATTTCACATCACTTGCTCCCTCTGGTGTAGCACCACTTAATTGATAAACTGCTTTGGCAATTTCCTTGGCTGAACCTGCTGGCATCTGCTTAACTTCTTCAACTGTCCACTTTTCGTCATCAGCAATGGCAAAGCTGACTGCCAAGCAATCCGCTTCAAAGTCGTTCTTCTGCATGGCTTCAATGTCAATTTCCATTTCCTGTGCTTCAAGGTCTGACTTCTTGCCCTGCTTCTTGCCTTCTGTTTGGGGTTTGCCTTTTATCTTCAACCCTGCTGTCTTCATGGCATCTATTTGGGCAAACTCTCCATCTGTCAAAGGTCTCAGTGGAATGGTTCCTCCAAGTTTTTCAATATAAACTTGTTCAACTTTATTTGTTCCTTGCAATATATCCGCTTTGGTTAGCTTTTTATCAGTCGCCATTGCCTATTTCACCACCTACATTTTCCAAGGCTGCATAAACCTCTGTGTCCACTTCACTGCCATCTTCCTTCTCAACCGTGTCAATCAAAGCCCTGCCACTTGTGGATTGGGTTATTTCATCCCTGCCAGAAGGCTGCTGTGGCACTTCTGTGTAGATAAACCTGGGCAGCTTAATGGTTAGCTTGCCATGAACACCAGAATCAAATTCCAGCTCCAGGTCAAATTCTTCGCTGCCAAGCTTGGCAGGCCCACTGGAGCCACCCCAGTATCTTTCCAGGGCATCTGTGTTCTCAAACCAAAGCTCCTTAGAAACGGTCAACTGCCTCTCCTGCACAGGTATTCTACAGGGATGTCTTTGCCCCAAGCCCCTGCCATTTTCGGCATTGGCATTGTTGTTGATTTCAATGGTAAGGCTTTTAACTTCGCATGACTTGTCACTGCCCTTAATTTTGGCTGTGGTTTCGTGGAAAGCCAAAGGATATTGCTTGGGCAGGATAAGGTCTCCAGGGTCTTTAATAGTGTCCTTGGCATCTTCAGCAGCAACAATATCTGCTGTTGCCATGCAGTATTCGCCTTCCACCTCAATCTGAAGGCTGTTGATAACACAACCCTTAAACACATGTTCAAAAACATCTTTTCCAAGCCTTGTGGTAAAGCTCGGAAGAATAACATCGTTGTTGCCCCAGGCTTCGTGAAGGTTCAACCACTGCTCAATGGTTACTGACTGTCCAGCATCTTCATCGGTCAAATCTTCTTCCACTTCAATTTCTGTGCTGTTGGCTGACACAACCGTGTAGGTTCCATCGTTGTCTACAGAACCGCTTACCTCAATTTTGGTTCCTTCCTCTGGAATAATATCCCATTCGCCATCTGCCAACATGATTTTATTTTCAGGTTCGCTTGCACTGAAGGCAATTTGCTCATTGTCTGCCTTAATCTCTGCTCCTTTTGCATGCTCCCCAGTAAAGGCATAACCACCCAAAGCCCACTTCAGCAAAAAGGCAATGGTGTAAATATCAAATGCATAAACAACATTGCCCGTGGGAGCATAGAACCCTGGCCTGTGTGTTCTGGCTGCCCTGCCAAGGCCACCCTCATAAATCATCTGAGATTCTGTGGGTGCATCCAGCCCTGCACTTGCAATGTCCACGTGGTATTTGGCAGAAGGTGCTGTGTCTGGATTGAAGTTTTCTTCTTCCGCAAAGCCTGCATACCGTAAAATTTCAGGCATTCCTTTCCCCTCCTTTAACAAAATTCTTTTATCCTGAAGGTCACAATAACAACTGCAACCGCTGAATATAATTGGCCTTCGTTATGCCATGGTGCAGAAGGTTCATACCTTCCGCTTCTGGTGTCCTGCACTGCTTCCCTCAAGTTCAATGTTCTATTCTTTAAAAGCACTGACCGTGCTTTGGCTGCAAGCTCACTTGCTTGCCTGTATCCTTCCTCTGGCAAATCTGTTTTAACCACTGGGGTCAAAACAATTGGCAACTCCCAACTCTCCTGCATGGAAGAAGGTGTGTGTGTTGGGTTGGCCTGCTCTGCAAACACCCAAAGGCTCGGTGTCTTTGGCCTGGGTCTTGCCCTGTCGCCTCTGACAATTTCCTCAATGTCTTCCAGCAGGCCATTCTCCTGGGTTTCTGCTTCCAACATATCCGTTACATTTGTCACAATTCCTTCAAAAACCTCATCAAGTCGCAACGGTTTCCCTCACCGCCCTTCTTGCAAACTCCTGTGTCCTGGGTTGTGTGGCCTGGATTGCCTTGTCTGCAAACGGTCTGCCTTCCATTCCCTTAACCCAAGCAAATACAGGAGTCATGCCCCGTTCTTCTGCCCAATTGGCAAACCTCAATTTCGCCTGTGGGGTTGGCAAGTCTCCCTTGAATATCATGGTCTGGCCCGTTTTCTTCCAATAGAATTTTAAGGCTTGTGCTGACACTGGTTGGATTGGCTGGCCTTCTGGCCCGTATATACCCGTTCCCTCATGCACATACCAAGCATAGTGAACGTGTGTATAAATGCTCCAGGAAAGCTCATCCCTTTCACTTAACTGAAAAGAACCTGCCAACCTGCCATGGTCAACTGGTGCAAACTCGGCAATTTTGCCCCACACTTCCTGGGCAGTGTATTTAACAGCAAGTGCCATGGCCTTTTTCCCAAGCTCTCCAAGTTTTTCAACTTCTTGGGCATCAATTTCAATACCTTTGTCAGCCATGGCACTTTAATCCTCCTTTGTTTTGCCTGTGTGCATAAGTTTTACATCAAACTTGAAAGGGAACCTTGCCAAGTCATTCTTGATTGCATTGGTCATCACCTTATCTTCCACCATGTCCACGCTGTAATCATCATGCCTGACAATCGGTGTTTCCCTTCGTAGCTGTGCCTGGGCAACCATATTGGCTGCCATTCGCAAAGCAATGTTCTCTATCCCAGGTGGAACCTTTTCACGCTTGCCTTCATCCACCTCTTTGTTATAATCCCTGTTCCTGTCAGCATCAATAAGGTCTTTTACCTGCAGAAGCCAACCCTCAATCATTTCCTTCAACTTTTCTTCCGCAGTCTTTTCCCCGTCATCTTCAAGGTAAAAATCCTGTGGCCTTACCCCTGTGTAACTGATAACCTTTTCTGGTGTGCTATACATCTTCATCACCCGCTTCTTGGTGCTTCATACGAATGTGGGTCTGTAATCCTTTCTCCGTTTTGCCAACATACTCATCACAATAAGGGCAAGGGTATTCGGTTGGTTCTGGTTCTGTTTGCACCTCTTGCACAGCAGGCTCAACCTTCAGGCCAACTTTGGCATTCAAGTGCCTTCGCTGATAATCGGAAAGGGTCAAGTTTTTTGTGGAAAGAGGTGGCAGGATAAATCCACCCCTTTCCACCGTTTTATCCAGTGAGTTTGTCACTTTATATTGGGGCATCATTTATACCTCCCCGATTATTCTTCCTGGTCTAACAGAGCAACTGCAGATGCTTTTTCATCTTCATAGTGGGCATCGCACTCAATGGTCAGATAGAATTCAGTTCGCCTTTCTTCTGCGTTCCTATAAGGCTCAATGGTTACTTCGTGGAATACACCCCAGACAAGGTTGTCAGGATGCTGCAGCATGGCAATCCTTCCTGCCCCATCATCACCTGTGGACTTGGAACGCTCCAGCATAGGAGCATAGTAAACAGGAATGCCCTTATACATCAGCCTGTCGCCTGTGGTCTGGGCAGTATCGCCCAAAGCTGTTCCCCTTGCTTTCAGCTTGTTGCGATAACCATCTTCCACTTCATAAGGCACGTAGAATCTCCATTCGCCTCTGTTCACAAGGTATTCCTTGGGCAATGCATCCAACAAGGCTGCCAGAATTTCTTCCGCATCCTCTGGGTCAAAGTCTCCATTTTGTCCATATACCTTGTTGTCGGAAAGTTTCTTCCAACCATCTCCTGCTTTAAGAATGTCACTGGAATCACTGTAATCAGTGTCTGCCAGAAGTGCCCACTCTTCAAAGTCTCTACCTGCTGCTTGTCCAAACAGGTCAACAAGGTGGTCTTCAAAATTACCCCGTTCAATGTTTCGCCTCAATGCCCTGTCTTCCAGAGCAACCTTACCTCTCAGTTCAACTGCATGCAGCTTGTTTGTCCAGGTGTCAGGTTTCTTGTAGCTTTCAGTGCCTCTTTCTTCTTCATCCTTGTCAATGCCCTTGGTGAGAACCCTGCCAACAAAACCTACTCGGTCAATGTTGGTCTGGTGGGCATCCATCGGTATGAAACGTGCATCAGGCAGGATATTGGTTCTGTGCTGCATTGCCTCAATAAACCTGTCAAACTGCTGTGCTGCCAGAATGCTTTCTCCTAAAGCACTCACATCAGTAACATCCTTAAATGCTGCATCCAACCTGTTTAAAAGTTCTTGGTTAGTCATTATTTAGCCACCTTCCTTCCAAAGAAGTCTCTGCCCTTAAATGCTGATTTTTCTTCTCCGCTTCCTTCCCCATCTTGCCCTTTCAGGCTTTTGGAAGAAGTCTGCTCAAGTTTCTCCAACCGTTCAACAACTTGCTGCTTGAAGGATTCCAAGGTTTCTTCTTCACCCTGGCCTTCACCTTCTTGGCCTTCGCCCTGGTTTTTCAAGGCTTCAATTTCCTGCTGCAAAGGTTCTACAGCTTCCTTAACTGCCCCCTGCACCAACTCTTGAATTTCCTCTTTTGTCACTTCTTCGTCACCTCCATCATTTTCTTTTTGCTTCCCTGCCTCCTGGGAAGCACTGCCACGCTGTGGCTCGGTTCTTTCGTTCTCTGCAATTTCCAAAATGTCTCTCAACCTGTCAAATGCTTCCTTCAACTTGGCATAGTTCTCTTCTGAAATGCTCCTGCCAGCTTTCTCACTGGCATTTTGCCCCTTAAACATTCCTGCAATCCTTTCATAAAGGTTCGGCTTGTTCTCTTCTGGCTTTGCCTCCTTTAACGCAAAGAATTTTGCCTTGGGCACAGCAGGTTCTTCCACAATGCTTACTGCTGCTGCAACCCAATCAGGCCCAAGGTCTCGCAGAAGGGTTTTCTTCAAGGCAACATCTTCTGACTTGGTTGCAGCTTCCAGGGTTTGCCTTTTGATTCCCATCACGCTGTAGCCTGTCAGGTTGCCATCCTTAACCGCTTGCCATGTTTGGTCATCATAAACTTTGGATGCAAGAATCCATGTTCCTGCAGGCAGCACTCCTTTTTCAGTGGTGATATCAACTGGTGTGATATAGCTTTCCACTGGCACTGCCACATTGTTCAAGGTATGACCCAAATCCACGTTCCCGTAATTGAGCATCCACTCATGAGCAGCTTGCTCAATCTTTTCCTTGGTAACGGTTTCCCCGTCGCTGTCAGGTTCATTGGGAACCAAAACTGCTGCATAGGCAATTTTCTTTTCGTTATCCTTCATAACGATTGGCCCTGTTAGCTCACATTCTGCCAAACCCGATTTTGTGGCAGGGTCAATGCTGTGCTCTTCCAACTTCTTGTAAACGTAAACAGATTCAACTTCCTTCATTTGTCCAAGGTAAACCTCATTGCCCTGCTTCACATAAGGCACTTCGTAGAATCTATCATCAACCATGTTCTTGACAATAACGCTGTCAGGAAACGTGTGCACAGCAATCATGTCCATTGGTTCCTGCCCGTTTGCTCCATCTGGGTTGTCAAAAGTTTGCCATACCTTCCGCTCAACCTTTTCTCTTGTTACCTCAAAGCTGTCATCTGGTCTGTGAGGCATTGTTCCACCTCCTTCTTTAGACTGGAAATGCCCTGGCCTTTCGGCAGGCCATATTCCGTGTGTGTCATAATACCATGCTGCACAAAAGGCTTCTGGTTCCTCCATGTCTTCCTGGCTCATCCGTTCAATGCACTCTGTCATGCTGCTCCAAACGGTGTCAAAATCAACTGGAAAATCCTTGGTTGCCCTTCCAGGCCATTCGCCTGTGCTTTCATAATGTAACCAAGCACAGAAGGCTTCTGGA